ACGATGATGATGCAGATGGGAACTTCCATTAATATGCTTACTGAAATGTATTCCAGTGACGATTTGGAGAGTATCTCTAAGTCAGACCTGATGGAAACGTATGTACGGCTTAAATTGACCCAGACATACAACGTCATTCGTCATAAGTGTGAGAAGAACAGCATAGAGTTCGGCTTTACCCTAGATGATCTAGCACCCTTCCCCTTAAAGTGTCCGGTATTAGGCCTGGATATAGACTACTTCAAGAAAGGTCATGGTGGATCTAACTTTAGTCCATCAATTGACCGGATGACACCTGAAGATGGCTATGTTGCGGGTAATGTTAGGATCATTTCCCAGAAAGCTAACAGATTAAAGCAGGATTCCTCCGTAGAAGAGCAGATACGACTACTAGCCTACTCTACGGGAGTGTCTGAAGACGCTATACACAAGACCTTGGAGGCGTACCTATGAGTATGCCACCAGACAAGGCCAATAAGACCCCTAGCAGCAAGAGCATCCCCCTATCAGAGGGAGGCAAAGGCGATAAGGCGCGTAAGTCCACACCTAAGACGCGAGATGCGTTTAAGTCTGGCTATGATGCGATAGATTGGGGGAAGAAGTGAATTGCTGGCACTGTAGAGAGGATCTGATCTGGGGGGGTGACCATGATCTAGACGGAGAGTCCGACACTTTCTCTACAGTCACTAACCTGTCGTGCCCTAACTGTGGGGTTTACGTCGAGGTCTACTTACCTAGAGAGGAACAAGATGACGAATAAGCCGTACATCATTATTACCCAATATCCGTATGAGTGTGAGGAGGGATCTATTCCAGACGTGAGCCTTCAGCATGTAATGTATGAGAAGGACGTAGGATTAAGTGAGATGCTTGGGTTCTTTGAGTGCTTCCTGAAAGCATCAGGATACAACTTCAATGGTAACCTAGTAATAGATGATCCAGACACTGAATGGCCCGTCTCTATAGATGGTTCCCTACACTAGAGCTCATGGATTACCATCTACTCTATATATAACCCCCCAGACAACAACTGGATTTTAGCATGGATTTAACAATCTGTCTAGCTAAATATTTAGTTAAATACCTCCGTGTTGACACTAACACCACCCCCGTGATATAACTACACTAAGTCAAACCTATGGCTATTTCAAAAGATACAGACTCCATAAACCTCCATTACATCCGTGCTGCTATTCAAAAGAACACGGGTAGAAGGCTCTCGCTAGAGAAAGTCCGGCAGTACCTTGTAGAGGAGCGGCTAATCACTCCTCGGCAAGCGAAGAAGAATGCCCAGATATTCACGGGCTACCATGACTTCTACAGCTCAGACACACCGTCCCGTAAAAAAGAGAACCCCAGTGAGGTATACCGCCTCGCTGAAGAACTTAAATCCGACAGGTAGTTATGAATATGAAATACAAGCATGCTAAGACCACCAAGGCTAACTGCGGTGCCTCTGTTAAAGCAGCCGGTGGCGGCTATATGGCCGTAACTGGTAACGGCATCAAAGTAGATGAGATTAAGTCACCAAAGTCCGGTTACTCTAAGGGCGGCTACGCTTCTAAGAAGAAGTAAGCTGAGAAGATGCTTGCAGAACTAACTTTACTGGTCGGCACTCTTAAAACCCTTAATGAGGGAATAAAGACTGTCAAAGAGAGCTCCGGTCACCTCAAGGGTATATCGGGGCTTTTTTCTGCCCTAACGGAAAGTAAGGTTGCAGTAGAGACTATTGAGCACAAGCAGAAAGAAGGCGACCACATTCTCAGTCAAGAGGAGTGTCTGGAGCTTGCTTGGGCCAAGGCAGAGATACGGAAGAAAGAGAAAGAACTCAAGAAACATACCCCGCGTGAAGTTTGGCGGGACATGCTAAATATTCAGCATAAGTCGGTTATGGATCACAAATCCAAGCTAGAGAAGCAACGCATAGCTAAGAACCGAGCAATAACAAAACGAGAAGAGACAATTAAGTCTGTTTTTGGCACCACTATTCTGATCGGTGTGGGTGTAGCAGTTTACTACGGCACACAGGTCATAGGCACTGGGCCAACAGTCTAAACAACTAACAGCCTAACAAAAAGAAGTAGGGTGGAATGATTGAGGTATTAGCATTAGCTAGTTCTGTCACGGCCATTTCAAAAAGCATCTCCGCAGCAGTTTCAGCTGGGCAAGATGTAGGTTCTTTAATGCCGAGTTTTGGTAAGTTTGCCAAGATTGGGGCTGAGATTACCGCCGCAGAGACAGGGAAGCATAAAGGGTTTCTAGGAAATCTAACCTCTACTGAAGAAGAGGGGTTCGCTATTGCACAGGCTCGTATGGCCCACCGTAAGGCCCACAATGAGCTTCGTGAAGTCTGCCAACTATATGGCCCTTCAGGTATGTGGGATATGGTTGTTCATGAACAAGCTAAAGCCAGAACTCGCCGTAAGAAAGAAATAGATGCCCTAGCTGCCGCAAGAGACAAGAGGACTTTGTACCTGTCTATAGCAGCCGGAGTGGTAACTTTCGCACTAGGTTTAGCGGCAATTTTTTGGGGTTTTATCACCCTAACTGAAATTTAAAATACTCCAACCAAATAACTGCGTGTGAGATTAGTACATGGAAAAGGACGACAACCCGCGCCTTGGACGAATAGAGTCCAAATTAGATAAATTATCAGACGCAATTGTGTCGTTAGCGAGGATGGAAGAGAGAATGATTACGCTGTTTAAGAGGATGGACTCTTACGACAGTTACCAAAAGAAGCTGGATGATCGTGTAGATGAACTCGTAGAGATCTCACAAGGTCGAGGACATTTCCTGAGATTGTTTGAGAGAGTGTTTTGGATCGTCATTACCGCCGCAGTAGGTAGCGTGTTCTGGATTGTAAAAAGCACTCTTACGTGAGTGAATTGCCCATGAAATCAACTAAAAGTGATCATTGATGAGCGAAGAAACTAAAAAACTGACTGAGATGCAAGAAGTCTTCTTAGACGCTCTTACAGGTCCTGCGCGAGGTAACATTCGTGCTGCAATGGATGCTGCGGGTTATTCTGCAAACACAAGAGTCAGTGAGGTCGTTGGACCTCTTAAAGAAGAAATTGTAGAGCGTAGTTCTACTCTGCTTGCCCTAAACGCACCAAAAGCTGCCTTTGGCATAATTGGTGTACTAGACGATCCTTCAGCTATGGGGGCTAGAAACGCCGTGTCAGCGGCGCGAGAGATACTGGATCGTATAGGGCTAGTGAAGCGGGAACAAATTCAAGTCACGGGTCCAGAGGGCGGCATCTTTATTATGCCTCCAAAGAAGGTAGCCGATGACCCAGACGATCTGGACTAATAAGACTAGACCCAACCGGACAGCACGAATTGCTTTCGGGTACATGGCTAGTGACACAGACTCCCTAGAGCTTGTTCCAGACCCAACTGTAATCCCCTTCCTAGAGGAGGCATTGTCGTATCTAGATAATGGGCACTCGCTACGAAGTGCGGCTACATGGTTGTCTGAAAAGGCAGAGCGTAAGATATCCCACCAAGGCCTCTCCAAGATATGGAAAGAAAAGCGCCAAGGTGGTGAGCAGACTGACCGCGTAAAAGAGCTGGCTAAGTCTAAGAAGAAACGCGCCCCTAAGACAAAAGAGAAAAAACAAGAAGCCGAGCTAAGGAAGAAGTTAGCTGGCGCACGTCGAAGCCTCACAGTGGCTGAGAAGAAGATTAAGAAGCATGTTGATGATCCTGCGACACCGGCAACGGTAGAGGACTTCTCGTCTTCCTTGGACTTCTCTGCGGCCCCTGTTGAGAAGGATGTAATATTCCAGCCTAACGAAGGGCCCCAGACAGAGTTCTTAGCTGCTTCTGAGCGCGAAGTTCTTTACGGCGGCAGCGCCGGCGGCGGAAAAACGATGGCACTAATTGCCGATCCAATGCGCTACTTCGACAACCCAAATTTCAACGGTCTAGTTCTGCGTCGTACTACAGACGAACTTCGTGAGATTATCTGGAAGACGCAGGAGATATACCCCAAGGCGTTTAAAGGGGCTAAGTGGCAAGAGAAGAAGTCTCAGTGGGTATTCCCTAGTGGGGCTCGTCTATGGCTAACTTACCTAGAACGCGACGAAGACGTTTTACGATATCAGGGACAGGCCTTCTCGTATGTAGGGTTTGACGAGCTGACACAGCACTCGACCCCATTTGCGTGGAACTACATGAGATCACGTTTACGGACGACAGATCCTACGCTTCCGATCTTTATGAGAGCTACAACGAATCCAGGTGGTCCAGGCCATCAATGGGTTAAGAGTATGTTCATAGACCCCTCACCCCCTAACAAAGCTTTTGCTGCCACCGACCTAGAGACAGGTGAGGCAATGGTTTACCCAGACACTTCACCTAAAGCTGGGCAGGCACTATTTTACAGACGGTTTATACCGGCTAGTTTATACGACAATCCCCACCTGTCTGGAGACGGGCAGTACGAAGCCAACCTCCTATCTCTACCTGAGATGCAGAGACGACAGCTTCTAGAGGGTGACTGGAGTATTGCTGAAGGTGCGGCTTTCTCTGAGTTCAGATTAAAAGACCACGTAGTAGAGCCCTTTGATATACCCCATGACTGGAGGCGCTTTCGGAGTTGTGACTACGGGTACTCTAGTTATAGCGCAGTTCACTGGTTTGCTATTGACCCAAGTTATGAAACTCTGATATGCTATAGGGAGTTATACCTAACTAAGCATACAGGAAGAGATCTAGCCAAAGCTGTACTTGAAGCAGAAGAAGGCGACAGGATTCACTACGGTATACTAGACTCCTCATGTTGGCATCAGCGGGGACAAAACGGCCCCTCAATTGCAGAAGAGATGATAACGATGGGCTGTCGTTGGCGTCCATCTGACCGGAGCGCAGGATCACGAGTTGCCGGCAAAAACAGATTACACGAACTTTTAAAAGTAGATCCAGACACAGAGATGGCTGGGCTAGTATTTTTTGATACCTGCCGCCAGATCATTGCGGATCTACCCGTAATACCCAGTAACCCTAAAGGCACAGACGACATCGACGCCCGTTACAAGAGTGACCACACATATGACAGCGTAAGATACGCTATTATGTCTCGTCCCCGATCCGGCTCTCTGTTCGACTCAATGCCAAATCAACCTGCACATTACGTCCCTAGCGACTCCACATTTGGATACTAATATATGGCTCTAGTTACTCCCCCAGACGGCATGAACCTTGACGCGACGGCCCAGCCTATATTCCACGCAAAAGAGGGTGACGACGTTGCATCAGAAAACCGCGAACTATCTGAGCTTGTGTCGTGGATAAATTCTAGATTTCAACGATCTAAAGATTCCCGATACGAAGACGAAGAGCGCTGGTTAAAAAACTATCGTAACTACCGTGGAATTTATGGTCCTGACGTTAAGTTTAATGAGTCAGAAAAAAGCCAAGCATTCGTAAAGATTAC